ATACGCGCCGAAGCTGATTGTATGGTCTGTTTTGCCGTCGGAATACCGATACCGCCATAGCCGCGAGCCGTTCGGCATAACGTGAAGATACAGCCCGCGTTCGACGCGCAGCTTGTACGGCTTGTCGCCCGGTTTTAGTGCTCGAAGCGCGGCGTCTGTGATACCCGTCATACCCGTATGTACCATACCCGAAAGGGCGGGTATATAGGGCATAAAGAAAGAACCGCCGGGAACTCCGGCGGCCCTAAGTTATTGATTTGTGACGATATGGGTATCGGCGGGAACTGCTGGCGACGGCCTCACCAGAAGGCGCATTGAACAGGCAAATTATTGAAATGCCGCTGTTTTGTGCGGTGCAGCACATTTAATATACCCATTTTCGTACCCATATCACGAACCCGTGAGCGACGTTATAACGTAGCGCAATGCCACGGTATCACTTGCTGGAATGTCCAATAACCCTGTCATGAACTGTATTGTCATTGGATGCCGCCTCCTTATCTTGCAATTCGTAAAACTGCTCTGCACGGAAGCAGAATAGGGAACATTGGATTTCTGGTTCTACGTGTCGCCCAGCGTCTTTCGGCAATTCATCCAAAAATACGGGTTTCCCATCTTGTCGGCATATTGCGTGTGACAATGACCGCTCCAGCCGAGCCATACGGTCGAACACATCGGGGAAATGAATACGTACACGATTCCAGTAGCCCATACCGCCCTTAACACAGCCGATACAGTTATTGTTATTGAAACCCAGCTTATACATCGTGGGAATTTCAATCCCGGCACGTTCTATCATAGCAAGGCAATCACTTTTGCCGACAAACTCATCAATCAACGGCGTAATAAGCGTTACCTCTGGGTTAGTCTGTCGGAAGCGTTTAGCCCTCTCCTGTTCCTCATACGTGTAGCCGTAGGCTTGCACGTCTGGATACCATTCCATTTCAAACTTGAACCGCACTTCTTTCTTCATCGCCCCTGTGCAGGGAGCGCCGTATGGACTGACCAAAAACTTTGCGCTATCCCAAACCTCCCAACAATCGGCATACCTATCACTTGAAAGGTTAAGTATCGGGACACCCAGCCACTTCTCGCAATCTGCGGCAAAGCGGTCATTGTCTGGGTGTTCGTTTGCCACAACACAGCGAGCAATGGCGATTTCATATTCTCCTGCGTATTTTGATAGACATATTTTAGCGGCAACCGCAGATGCCGCACCGCAAGAGAACCACACCACCATTCGTTGCATATCCTCACCTCATTTCAATTTGTTTCATTGCATATAAACGATAGTTGCGCCATGTTTAGCCGGTTGATTAAACATGGAATCCCACGTACAGAGGCGCATAGCACCAACAAAATCAATAGCTTACGCCGTTCTGCGCTCGATATATCCATCGCCTAAAACGCTCACCAGAATGCCCACAAGGGCGACAAGCCTATGATAAATTTACCGGTTGCGCGTGTCGCCATGAGCGGTATACCCGTATCGATACCCATGGATGATATTATGGCAATCTCTGCACACCGTTTGCAAATTGTCCGGCGCGTCGCTCCCGCCGTCGTGTACGCTTTTAATGTGATGTATCGCCAGTTGGCCGTCGCTAGTTGGTGTTCGGATTCCATGTTCGTTTGTCCAGCCGTGGAACTCCCCGCATATCCGGCAAGAAAAATTGTCTCGGCGTAATATATGCCCCGGATAACCGCCCCGGCTCCCCGAATTTGCGTAACGTACCGGCGACGTCGCGTTTAAAAAATTGTTCGTACACTCCTTCGTGCAACATGACGACCGCCGCTTGTTTTCGATTTTTTTGCCGCACCATTCGCAAATTCCGTCTGGGACATATCGCGGACGCGGCAACGCCTTAAATCCGTACAGTTGTCCGGCTTCGTATAGCGTTATAAATTGGCGTCGGGCTGCCATGCGACTCACCTCACCCGTTCTCCCGTAGCCGTTGTACCCGCGTCCACGGTATACGCCTTGACGCACGCCGCCACGCCCGGCCCCAATGTCGTAACGTCCGTCCAGTCAAACGTAGCCGGGCTGCCGTCGCCGACGCCCTTGTATGATATGTACCCGATACCCGGCTTGCTAACCGCTTGGCTGCTATATCCATCAATCGCATACTGTACGGGCAAGATGTAATCTTCTTTGACCGGGTTGCCGTACAGCACGGCGACCGCGAACCGGCTGCCGGTTATGGCGATTTCGTCAACCGTCACAGTGTAATAACCGGGCAGTTCCTTCGTTCCGGCGGCGACGCGAACCCACGACTTGCCGGAATAATCCGGGTTAATCCATATTTCGTAGGCCGAGCTAATCGCCGCGATGTTCATACCGACGGCGGCTATGCGCTCACCTGTGCCGCCGGAAAATACGTTCATCAACGAACCGCGCCCGTTGTTGTATCCGACCGCAAGAACGTAACCAAACGGATCGTTAACATATATATGGTCATAATTATCCGTTGGTTCCGCGTCGGTGAATACTACCAACCCGTCAGCGGCGAATAGGTCGTCATACGACATATAAAAATATCCGTTGTCGCCCCATCTCTCTCCCCACGAGTTCTTAATAATCCACGCGCCGGGATGTGCGGGCGGCTGTAAGAATTTATCGCGCGGGTATCTGTCGTCCCATCCGACGACCGCCGATATGTGTGTAGCGTATTTTTTGGTCGTGTCATACATATAATACGAGGCCGTATCACGGTTATAAAAATCGCTGTCCATATGATACGCGGTGGAAACCGCGCCATAACGCATGATACAGGCTTTGAGGTACAGGGCGGCGCATTTTACCGACGCCGCGTCGCGCGTGTTCGCCGGTAATATTTTAATCATAGTTTGCACATGCGCGGCGGGTTTAATTTTGTTTGTCAGCGCGTATGGCCGGACGACGGTATCGTCCTTGTACGGATCGACTTCCTCCGTAACCGCCCCTGACCATCGCGCAAAGTAGGATATCGCCATTTCAGACGTGCCGCCGTCGCCGTTTGAGCGGTCGAACCCCCACGGATTGCCGCCGTCCTTAGACAGCGAGTAACGCATGTGCTGCTCGGATAAGTCCATGATATCATCCGGCATAAGCGCCGATTCGAGAGAGGCGATTGCGCCAAAGGCCCAACATGTGCCGTCGCTGCCTTGGTCGCGTATCGGCGAAACCCTGTTGAATTTACGCAGGTCATATTTTGCCGGGAACTTGACGCCGTCAATCAGGCCGCCGGGCGTCCGCTTGGAGTAGTCCGCGCTGTCGCGCTCCGTGACCGACGGCATGACATAGACTGCCGGGATAGCGCCGGACGCGACGTCGTCGAGGTAGTCGGCGTGGAGCGAATTGTAAGGCGCGAGGGAGGGGCGCGGATAGGAGAGCCGCGTGAATAAGATTGTCGCGCCGAGTATGAAAATCGCAATGCCGACAAATAAAAAGTATAAACCGACCTTAAGATTACGTATATTTTTTATGGGTATCACCGCCTTTTTGTTTTATTATATCATACAATCAGTCGCGTCGGCGCGCCGCCATAATTATGAGTTGCGCAATGTTGACGAGTAGGATTAGTATAGAATAATTGCCTTGATATGCTTGGGCCAAGATGTTGTTAATCAGCGGGTTCACCGCCTTTCGCGGGCGGCTCCGGCGCGACCATCTTCGCCCCACAAAATGGACAATAGTTATAGTCAGGCGGTAATCCGTCGGGCGCTGTGTACAGCCCCGCATTACACACAGAACAGTAGTAACGTAGGCCTACTCGCTGCCACTCCCCGCGCAACGAGTGGCATTGCCCGTCTATATAATGCTCGCATACATTCGCCTCCAACTCACGGGCGCGGGCCTCGGCGGCTTCGGCGCGGGCGGTTAAAAACTGCATTTGCAACGCCACGTCGGGCTGCATGGGACGCGGCTTTCCATCCGTGTGCGCCCCGCAATTCGGGCAATACTCCGGCAAGTGGTTTTCTAACATCAAGATATATTTACCGCATGTCGGGCATTTCGGCGGCTCTTTACCCAGCGGCGGATTCCATATTTCGCCGCCCTCGTAGGTATAGCCGAGGCAGTCGAGCGTATATATCGCTGCGTTCAACCTTCCGGGCGATGCTTTCCACTTTCCATCCTCATACTTATAATCCATATTCAATAGCGTTTCGATTGCCTTTAAAACCTGCGGATTTCGTTCTAGCCATTTTGTAACGCGCGCGAACTCCTTTTTAGACTTAAACGTATACAGTTCGTTCACCCAATCATCGCTCCCTTCTTTGGCGGCTTCCTCGCCGCGTTCTGTGTAGTATGTTTGCGTCTAATATTTTCAACCCGCACCAAGGCGCTCGCATGGCGTTGTATATCTCCGCTGGTTGATTACCGGGCGTATAAATGCAATGCCCTCGACCGCTGCCGTACCGCTCACCGATGTCCACGATTAGCAACGGACAATACGTGCAATCTTCGGGGACGGGGATTTCTAGTACGGCAATTCTTTCGGTATCATTCAGCATTGGTGGACTCCTTCCTTGCAGCCTGTTTTTCATAGCATCTCTCGCAAGAAAATCTATTCCCTTTACCGCTAACGGTAATAAATATTAACTTTTCATCATCGTCGTAATTGTGTTCGCATATAAAACATTTGGACAATTCACCCAAAGATTGTCCAAATATTTGTCGTCTTTCTTTAAACGTGCCGAATTGCCAATCTCCGCAATTTGGGTAAAACTCTACTTTGTGTTTGTGCGTAATGGTTTTAGTTACTTCCATCGGCAGCGCTCCTTCCGTATACGTTCCCAACTCGCCGAAACTCTTCGCCGTCCATAACGAACATGTCGCCGGGCGAGGGTATTTTCAGCGGGCAGAACGGGGCGCGTTCGCACGTACATTCGACCGATTCATCGCGCGCCATTGAACAGTATGTTTCATAAGTACGACTGTGTATTCGACTTAACGGACACTCCGCACACGATTCCGGCTCATCGATTATCAATATGGCTTTCATTCGGCGACCTCCTTTGCGGCCTCGTCGCCCTCGTAAAATACATTACGCGGACACTTCTTGCACCTAAGTGTCGGCTCGTCGTCGTATTCGCTTACTTGCCAGCCATTGCACGTCCCGTCAGAATATCTTGTTGCCTTTGCGCAATACGCGCTGTCGCCGTCGGCGGACTCCGCTCTTGGCGCATAATTCTGACACGCGAGCGGCGGCGTAAGATCGCCGGCGGGATGTACACGCGTCGGCCAATTGCGGCATGTCGTACAGTAAGTATGCCCGTCATTTGCAATCGCTTGTAGCCGTTCTGCATTCGTTAAATTAGGCATTCGCGTCCCTCCTTATCCCCGCGCGGCGGTTCCACGCGGCAACGGCTTTATATTCGCTGGATTCAAACGACGTACCGCAACCGCAGTCATTATCCGCGCATTGCACCATCCAACAGTCAGCCGGATGTACCAAAAAATTCTCGTGGCTTTTTCTTACTTTAGCGTCCCCGCCGCAAAACGGGCAGGGTTTTAAATTAGACATTCGCGGCCTCTTTCTCCGCTTCCTCGCGGGATAAATATAACGGCGGTTGTAAGTCGCCATTCCCAGTCACTTGGCCGATTTGCCCATAATCGCTATATACGCTTACAACAAAGCCCCGCACGGTTTTGGGTATGGGACGGGCGCTATCCGCATGTACGGCGTAAACCTCGTCGCCCGCTTTGCACGGCAGCACAATCAGCCGCCCCTGCTCCTCGGCGTCTTCCAAGTCGGCGAGTTTTTCCATGGCGGTCGCACCTTCGACTTCGATATACCCGCGTCCATCATCCATTCGGACTCCGATTCGTTTACCGTCTAACCTCCGTGTTAATCTATCCATTCGCAGCCTCCTCGGCGGACGTCTTCCATTACATCGCCGCCCTCCGCAACTAGCCATTTTTCGATCAGATACGCCGCTTTCATCTGCGCGTTGTAGTCGGCGCGTAATACGTCGTCGTTGCCGTCGTCCGTAAAATGCGATTTTGCTTCGCGGGCTAAATCTTTCAGCCGCGCGACAATCGAGGCGCGGTCAGATAATTCGCCAAACATGATTTCGGGCTCTACTTCCCACCACCTCGCAAGTTCGGCGTCGAGTTTCGCGCGGACAGAATCGGCGTATTTCAGTATTTGCTCGTATACCGCCTTTGCGCCGAAACCATCTATAGCAAATGTCGTATTTATTGATTCTACCGTGATATTCTCTAACGCATCGTCGTTAACATTTTCTACCATCATGTCAAACGCATCAACTAGGCCATTTAATTCAACTAAATGTTTCAGTTCTTCCCTTGTCATTACAATACCCTTCCCGCCGGGTTCGCCCCGGCTGCATATTTTTCATATTTCCCCTTGACGGCTCCCTCGGCGCTGACTTACCGTTCCGGCAGATTTTACCGAGGGAGCAAATTATGACCGACGTCCAATCCGCCGTTCCGAAATTCGTGATTTCACAAATGCTCCGCACCGCTGCCCAACAGCGTGAGCGGGCGCGGAAGCTTCTCGCAAAGGCCGACGCGCTGGAAGCGACGGTTCAGCGGTTCCGGAACGGCGATACCACGCCCGCGCAGCCGGACGACGAATCCGAGTGAATCGGATACGCGGGCTGTTCTGCGTATTCCTTGATGGATTTCAACGGCTGGTACCGCGCGTCTACATTGCCGTCGGGGATATTTACGCCCGTCACTATTGCGACGCTCTGCCCGTACTGGGTTTCGATTTTTACGAGGTCGCCAAGTACGAGCGGCAACGCGGATTCATAATGGTAATTTTTTCCGGCGAACGTGCCGGGCAAGTCGCGGGATTCGAATTTGACTGAGAATATCATTCTGCGTCACCGCCTATCCCCAATACCCACTGTAATAAAGATATTTGGCAATTAGCTTGCATTACATCGAATAAATCAGCCGCGTCATTTGCGCGTTTTAACCGCTTGCATAACTCCGATAATAAATTCCTTATTTCGCTTTCGGTTTTCACTCAGCCGCACCGCCTTTCACGCGTCCATCCTCTATCACGACCCCGACCGCGCCGGATTCATCGACCTTTTCAACCCATAACTGGTAGTCTTTGCCTTTCGCCATTTCAGCGACTTCGGCCATGCGCTTGCTATCGAGCGATGACCCGTCGCGGACTAACATGACGTGCAGCTTCGTGTTCGCCGCCATGCCCATTGCGACCGAAGTTTTAATGCGCTGTGATTCCGACGCCTGCTCAAACGGCAGCCCGTCCAGCGTTACACCGTCGTCGCTGAAACCGAGGCCGTCGACCGGGAACTTCGCAGCGGCAAGCGCCTCGGCGCGGGCTTTGTCGTGGGCTTTGATTGCGGCGGCGGCCTTTTCGGCAGCGGCGCGAAGGTTTTTCAGGCACCGCCGCTTGTCGGCGTTCTCTTGCTTCTGCCGGACGGCGGCGTTAGTGGAGTCAATCGCGGCGAACTTTGCGTCCAGTTCGGACATATCAGGATCGACTAAGGAGGCAACTTCGGCGGCCAGTTTCGTTCCTGTTTCCCGCAATTCGTCAAGCCGCTTATTGTCAAGTTCCAATTCAATTAGCGCCCTATTAAGCTGCTCCCTAATCATTTCGACCTTTTTTTCGGTCTCTTTAACAATCTTCTCGCGCCATGCGTAATCAGCGCGCGCGTCTTTCAATTCCTGTCGCTTTGCGGTATTCGCATTTATGACGGCTTCGCGGGCCTGAATTTCCGCGAGGATGTCAGCCGCCGGGATTTCCGCGTCCGGTGTCCCGTCAGGCACATTCGGAAGGTTCGCGACCGCGCCTTCCATCAACTTTACATCGCGCCGGGCGTTTGTTTCCTCTGTGACTTTCGCCGCCCGCTCGCGGTCGTTGTCGGCCAGATTAAACGGCAAATCTATCAGCCCTAGCAGCGTCGCCCGCTGGTCACGCGGGGCCATACGCGCAAACTCCAACGGATCGAATGTCAGCGAACCGGTCAGCGCGTCCAGTATAGCTTGCGGGGACGAGTATTTTTGCCCGTCGGCGTTGGTCACCTCGACGCGGTTCTTGTCCGGCTCCCATACGCGCCGGACGCATATATCGCCCATATCCAGCGTCACTTCGGCCCGTCCCTCGCCGCGCCGGATAGGTTCCGGGATGTCCTTGGACGCTTTGCCGCCCGCCAGTGCATACCAGATTGCGTCCAAAACGGACGACTTCCCCTGCTCATTAGCGCCTGACAAAATGACCATGTTGCCGTCCGGCGATATTTCGACGGCTTGCAGGCGTTTGAAGTTTTCGGCTTTCAGATTAATTATTTTCATTCTCTGTTGTGTTTCCTTTCGGTATTATTTTATTCTCCTGCATATATGTTTCGATATCTTGCCGGGTATATCTTATCGTTCCCTCGGCCTTGATATACGGCGGCCCTTTGCCCTTCGACCGCCAACCGTTCATCGTATCCAGCGATACGCCGAGCAAATTCGCGGCCTGTTCCGGCGTCAAATAAACATCCAAATTATTCCGCTCCTTCCTGATTATCGTTTGCAGCCGACGCAGCAACGGCGTGCTGGTTATCGTATTCGGCGGCAGAGGCTTTCAGTTCGTTCAGATACTTCGCGCCGATCGCGCTCTGAAATTCTTTCGGCGTCAAGTTCCACGCCGCCCGCAGCGCGTCGGTTCCGCTTTCCGTAGCCTCGATTAAGCGGGCGCGGTATGCCTCGACTTCGGGATTAATTGGGGGCGCGCCATCTACCCATCGTCGGATCGCCGCGCCGTCATCTTCGGTCAGATAACCCACGCCGCGCCCTAGATACGGCATTAAATCTGCCGGGCATTTTATGACCGTTTGTGCCGCCCCTTGATCCGTGACCATAAGGGACGCAGTCATCTCGAATAAAAAGTTCTTTTCGCAAATTGCTTGCAGCCCGTCGGATACAAACGTCGTTTTCCCCTTGTCGTCTTTAACTGGCCTTGCCTTTTCACGCGCCCGCAAGCACACGATGATATGAGCGCCGGTGTATAATAATGTGTTTACAAACCGCTTGTGTTCTGACTTGGCCCGCGTCCAGTTCGGCAGACCGCCAAGTTTATTGTTTTCGGCGATATCTTGTATGCCGCCCTCGCCCTCGTATTCGTGCGTTCCGCTATCTATAATCAGGACATCTATCCCGGCGGCCTGAAACTCTTTAACCGCATGTATGTACCTATCCGGGCTAAACGGCGGGATTAAATCCCCGATTAAGAACGGCGCTTTGCCCGGCAGCTTGTCGGCGTACAGAGAGCCGCGCTTGTTTTCTGTGTCCAAGAGGCCGATTTTACGGCTGTCACCGTTTGCCAACCCATACGCCAAGCGCAGCGCAGAATATGTTTTCCCGCCCCCGGAAACCCCGGCTAACCCTATTAACAAATTAGCGCCCTTGCGTTCCGCGTCGCGGATATTGATGACGGACACTTAAATCACCTCCGTCAGCGTTGCCGACGCCCACGACGGCAGCGCAATCGTCCGCATTTCCTCGCGATACGCGGGCCATACTCCGAGTGCGGTACAATATTCGTACTCACCGACAAGCCGGTCGACTTCGCTGACGCCCAATGCCATCGTCGATTCATCCAGCGTGTAAACCGCGACGGCATACGGCGGCTCTTTCTCGATGGCGATAAATACAAATTTTGCGAGCAGTCCGTCGATTGACGCGACCGCTTGTTGATAAACGGCGGCTTGGATGTGATACAGATAATTCCAGATGTCCCGCGCGAACGCTGTCGGGCGCGCGTCGTTGCACGTCTTAATGTCCACGATGACGCCGCTATAAGTCAGCTTGTCGAGGCGCGATTTCATTGGCGTGGCAAAATTCGGGTATTCCCATTCAATCGACAATTCGACCTCGCCCCGCTCGCGTATCAGCGGCCCCGCAAGACTATGAGCGTTTACCGCGCTGGTAATATCCTCGACGCGTTTAAAATCTTCCGCGTCGATAATTTTAAATCCGGGATTGGCCATCATTAAATCGGCTTTCCACAGCTTATACTTCGACGTCGCGCGCGGTTTAGCGCCGCCGATTTCCGCGCATATTTGCGCGTCATCGATATACATATACGTTTTGTAAAACTTGTCCGGCTGCAATATTGCCATGTGCACAGCCGTGCCGAATTCCATTGCGGGCGTTGGTTCTGGCGGGTTGTCCAGCCAGTATTTAAAGTGCGCGGGCGAGCGGTAGAGTTCTTTCAGTCCGCTCGCGTTCAGCCGCGAAGATTCGCGGTATTCCTGCTCTGTCAAATGACACCTCCAAAAAGATAATATTAAATACAATTACATTATAAACTAACCGTAACGGCATGTCAACCATATTTTAAAATTATTTAAAACAATTTACAAGCGATGACCAACCCATTTACAAGCGATGACCAACCCATACAACGCGCCCGATTACTTTCACCGCGTTCGGCGCGACGTCGGCGTATTCACCATATGCAGCGTTGTCGCATTTAATATTAATCATTCCGTTTACGGGGCTGACCGACAGCCGCCGGACTTGCGCCGTTCTTCCAATTTGAACGCAGTACACCCCCGCCGTAAAAACCTCCGCGTCGGACATATCCACCAACGCCCTGTCACCGTCGTGCAACGTAGGCTCCATGGCGTCGCCTTTGACATACAGCACGGCAAGAACCTCGGCGGGCGTGTTGGTAATATTTTCTAGTTCAGAAACGTCAAACGCCATGAGCGCGTCGGCTGATAGGTTACGAATCATGGCCACGCCTCGACCTCCCGTTTTGGCCGCCGGGGAGATACCCAGCAACTCAGATGGCGATACGTCTAAAATACGCGCGAGATTTTGCAGCGTCGGTACCGTCACGCGCGACGGGTGAGTCTCCCACCGGCTGATGGTCGCGCCGGTTGTCTTTGCGAGTTTGGCAAGCTGTTCCTGCGTCATACCGCGCTGTTGACGGATTTCGCGGATACGTGTTTTCATGGGCGACTCCTTGCCGATTCGAAGGTATCGAAGCGACAATTTACCGCATTTGACATATATTTACCACAGGGGTATCATGGTGTGTATGGTCATGTTGCGGGATTACCAAAAGTTAATCATCGAGAATACGCGATCCGTCATGCGGCGCGGAATTCGGCGCATATTAATCACCTCGCCGACCGGATCGGGTAAGACGATGTTAGTCGCGCACATGATCGGCGAGGCTGCGCGGCGCGGAAAATCTGCGTTGTTTTTGGTTCACCGCGTCGAGTTGTTAGACCAGACGGAAGCAACCTTCACGCTGGCCGGTATCCCGTACGGCGTCATAGCCGCCGGGCGCGATTACGTGCCGGGCCATGACGTATATATCGGCAGCATAGACACGGTCAGGCGGCGGCTAGACCGCATACCGCGCCCGGATTTGGTCGTTGTGGACGAGGCCGCGCATACGCCCGCCAAGTCTTGGACTGACACGGTCAACGCATGGCCGGACGCGTACAGGTTCGGGCTGACTGCGACGCCGCAACGACTGTCGGGCGAGGGTTTCGACGGGTTGTTCGACGCGCTGGTTCTAGGCCCTTCGACCGCCGATTTAATAGCTTCGGGCTGGCTCGCGCCGTACCGGTATTACGCGCCGCCGGGCGTCGACCCGAC